GTTAAAAAATTACCTTCTTAGAGAAACAATATAATAATTACCTTCACAAAAACGAAGTCTCATAGTATCTCCCCGAGCCATCTCTATATATCCATCACCTCCTTCTGCATGTCCTCCGTCATTATCTAATATATATCCATTAGCAACTCCTTGTACTACTATCTTGCTACCACCTACAGAATAAGCCATTATAATAGTAACTTCAAAGGTTACATTACTCTTTCCTGTTATTTGTATTATTTGACTGTGGTTTGGTAAATAGATAGTATGTCTGTTAGAAGCTACACTTGTAAATATATAAGTATGTGTATGTCTTATATTGTTAATTATAGCATAAGATTCAGCGAGCCCCATATAACCATCATCAAAGATAGCTCTTTGCCCAATAGTAAAAATATTCCCATCTATCTTTTGAGCAAGTGAATGTTTTTGAAATTCATTATCTGTACGTGGTCTTACTGTTATATTTGAGCCTATGGTATTATGATTTTCTCCTTTATAATTTATATCTAAAAAACCTCTTCTATTCTGGGTAATGATAGGGGAGGAACTAAGGTGTATTTCTGTTTGTTCATTAAGATTCTTCAGAAAAATCCCTGAGTAATTAATAGCATTTCCTCCTGTGTTATTATCTCCCGAAAATAATTGTCCTTTATTGTCATTGTTCTCAGTGTTAATATAGAATTGTCCTATCCGTCCACTGGCAGCGTCAATTTGCCCTGATATATGTGCATTGGTAGCCCATAGTTCGCCGTTGTCATCTACTCTAAAAGGAGCTTGTTCTTTTTGAGAATATGGTTTGCCTGCAAATAAGCGAATAGATTTTCTATCAAGTCCCGCTCCATTAATACCAGCATTACCCCCTAATGTGTTTCCAACAGTGATAGCCCCTGTGGTAATGGTGTTTTTTACTATTTCCGTGCCATTAGTATAGTCAGCCCCTTTGCTAAATATACCATTGATATACTTTATATTGGCTTTTTCGGCTTCGTTGATAGCCGCTGCATTTTTGTCAATGATACCTAAATCTACCATAGTACCCCATACATCTTCAGGAGCGGGAGACCAATCGGTAGCTTTGTTACCACGTTCGAGTTTGATAAGTTCAATGGACGATATAGGTACAGGTATAACTCCTGAAACTTCATGATAAATAGTAATACCCTTCCATTCTCTATTAGGGGTTACTAAATTGATATTCTTACCATTCTGAATATTAACATTTATATACTGTCTTTCATCTGCAAAACTGTTTGAAAAATAAGCTACTGTACCTCCTTTTACATTACCAATACAAGAGAAAATATATTGCTCATTGACTTTTACTGGTTCTGAAAGTAAATAGAAAGTACCTGTATAACCATTCATAGTCCGTTTGTCCTTTGAATTTAATACAAGGTTGCGACCACCAATATTCAACTCATTTACTTTTTGTTCAGCAAATGTTTTAGCTTCTTGGAGTTTCTGTTGGAGTTGTTGTATTTGTCTTTGTTCTGCTGCTATGATTTTGCCGTCGGCATTGGCAATAGCTTGTGTTTTGGTAAGTTCTGCTTGTGCTCGTGCGTATGCTTCAGTAGCGGTTTTAGCAGTTTGTAACATACCATTAAAAACACTATTCATTCCTTGTGGCGTGCCATTGATGATTTTAGTAGCAATTTCTGCATAGGGGGCGTTTTGTTCAATAGATGTATAAACTTCTATACCGTTGCCTTTGCCAATGTTTGGAATACCTAAAAAGGCGTATGGCATTCTTGTAACATATTTTGAGTTGTCATCATTAGCACCACAACGAATGAGAGCGTTTTTCAATTCATCAGTACCTAATATGTATGGGTCTACAAACGCAGCATCTCTTGAAACTAATGTAACTAATACATCACTATTAAGGGTATTTAGTTTATCTGCTAATGCTTTTCTTTCTTCAGTAGCCCCATAAGTATCATAATTTTGCTTGAATATTATTTGCAAATCTGAACGGCGAATAACAGCGAGATATAGTCCCCTATAATTGTCAGGAACTATATTTTGTCCATTAATCTGAATAATAGGTGTAGCGTGTCTGTTTAATCCTGTACCTCTTAGGTATATCTCACCTTTGGCATTGTTTTCATTAGAATATTGTTTGAGTCTATTCTCTAATAATTGTAAATCAGGGTTAATAAGTTGTTTTATCTCGGTTTTGTTGCCATCTGTTATTTTGAGATTGGCTTTGATTTCTATATAGTCATCAAAGAGGTGTATATACTGCTCTCCATTTCCTGATGTTATCTTATCGGTTTTGATTTGTCCACCTGTGATTTCAGTAAAGCCATTGAGTTTAGCTATACCTCGTTCACCTTCATACTCTGAATTGACGGTAGCGTATAGGAAATGATAAAAACCCGTTTCTTGTTCTAAATCTATCTTATTTTCAGATAGAATAAATTCACCTGTTTCAGCGTTTTTGCTTGCTTTGATATAGAGATAATAGGTTTTTGTCTTGTCGTCTAATCTACCAGATACAAAAACGGGAATATTCCAATATTTATAGTTAGTAGCCGAATGATTAGGTTTAACATCGGTACTTCCTAATGTAAAATGTTTTACCCATCCACTACCTGCATTGATTTGTTTGTTGTCTTTGTCAAAATAGAGTGTGTGAGGTGCTTTGATAGGGTTTGTCTTGCTTATTACAAAATAAAACTGAGTAGATTTATTACCAATAAGCGCCATCATCGTTTGTACAGTGGCAGGGACAATGCTTTTAGTGTATTCAGGGAACGCCTTTTCTATTTGCTTAATAGTTTCTTGAGCGTCTCGCCAGCTCCTTTTGGTTAATGATTGTGTGCGTTTGTTTAGTTCCCCAAAATACACTTCTTGGTTTTTGAGTTTGCGCATTTCAGAGGCAAAAGAATGTCCTTGTACCTTGTTGGAAAGCTCTATTTGTGGGCTATAGGGGTTATTAACGTACTCTTTAAGCCCCACAATACGAATAGCTACAGGGGTACGTTGAAACTCGGTATCTGAAAAATTGATATAAGCCCCCATTTTTAGACGACCTCCTACATTTGCCCAGCGTTTTTTAGCCCAAATGCCATCCAAATCACCCGTAAAGGTAAAGAGGTCGGCTCGGTTTTCGTATAAGTATTTACATGCTTCTTTCATCATCTCCCAGCTGGCACCTGTTTTTGTAGTGTTGTCGCTGATGTATGCATTAGGCATTTGCATATTATACACGGAATACTGGTCGCCTATGGCTGGTTTAAATATATCATTAGGCATGGTAACGCCGTCTTCTTCTTTAGGGACGAGCTGGAAGCGTTTTTGAGAATGGTCGTATTTCTGTACCTCAAACTCTCTGCCTGAGAGCATACCACTTTCAAAGTAGATAAGCATTTTTTCGCCATTGATACGCATTTCCCAAAAGTTAAGAGCTTGAGGGATGGAAGTATCTGTAAAATCGTAAAAGTGTTTTGCTTTATCAACTTCAAAAACTTCTGAAATTGTGCCTTTACGCTTAGGATATATATGAGACAAATCAAGGCTTTGTTCGTTGATAAAGCCGTTATTCTGTACGTTCTTGATAGCTATTGATAGCCCTTTTTTATCTGAAACGAATGTTACACCTTCATAAACGTACTCTTGTGATTTGGGTAAAAGGAGTTCCTTGTTTCCGTACTTTGAGCGGTCAATATTACGTTCTCCTCCTTGTACGTATAAGCGGGTAATACGGCTTTGCTCAGTGGTGCGACTTACACCGGTTTTGAAGCCTTTGCCTTTGCCATATTGGAGTGGTAAGGGATTATCCTTGAAATACTCTACCTTATGCAAATGAATTGTTTTGCCTATGATTTCGTATTCAGTCTCAAAGGCTTTAGCTATCATTTCCAACGCTTCAAGGCAGTTGTTATGACTGTATGATACGAGTTTTTCGGAGGCTTCTATACAGTTACCTACTTGCCAACCGCTATCTATCATATTAAGGCAATCCACTAATATCTGAATATGGTAGCGTGGGGAAGCAGTGAAAGGAAATTTGAGGGTCTTATCGTTGGGATTGCGGAACTTGTAATTCTTCAGGTTAGCGCCCTCACTGTCCATAGTAAGGGTATATTCAAAGTGATGTGTGTTATGTTTGACTATCTTAGCAGGTTGATTGAGAGTATAACGCTCATTAGCAAACTCGCACCAAGCCCCTGTAGGTATGTCGGTGTAAGTAGGCAAGGCAAAATATAAATTAAGGGTATGCTCGCCCATTATGGAGTGGTATCGGTAGCTCTCATCAGTGGGGAGGACATCTATATAGGTGCTGTTAAAGTGAATTTGCATATTCGTTAGATTATTGTTAGTTGTAAATCAAACTTAGACCAAATGAGTGAATTGTCAATATATAGTTCCGTTATTTTACTGTCTTTATAGATACAAGTGTACTCCTTTTCGTTATACTTGAGCGTTCGTGCATTAGGTTGCACTAAATCATAAAGGAAAGCATAATACCCTTTGAGAAAGTCGACAATGGGCAAACGCATAAAGCATTTGAGGGTTGCAACACGCTCCTGAAAGTGTACAGGGGTACTCGCTGCTATAAGTCCGCTCATTGTACTATTTTGGGCTGTGAAAGGCACTTTAGCATTTCCTGCTGCGATTATTTCTTGTTGTGAACCTTCTAATAGTGTAATGCCATACTGAGATAAGTTTTTGCTGTCAATATAGGTTTCTACATTGTAGGCAGTAAGGAGGGGAGCTTGGTAAGTATATCCTTGTAATGGGCTATCATCGGAAAGACGAATATCGGCTACTATATAATTACCATTGTTTTGTACTTTATTGAGCCCTACCAATCGGAGCTTGTAGGTCCGTTGTATTTGCTTAAACGTATAATCGGCATACACACTTGCTGAAAGGAGTGTTACAAGCTGGCTGTATTTACTTTCAGGTAGTAACAACTGTAAAGTGATTTCCTTTGCTGATAGTTTTTGGGTCGCAAGGTCATACTCTGTACCGCTTTCCTCTGCCCAATCGTTTTTATTAGGTGTCTTAAGGGCAGGGTAGGATAAGAGGCTTGCGAGTGAGCCTTCAATGAGTTGTGCATTCAGCGTTTGTATGTCAATATTATTAATTTTCATTAGTAAAATATACCTGTTAAGTCTTTCGGTTTGCGGTTTCTACCTAATATTTCTTCTAAGAATACGTAACGAGAGGCATCAATAGCATGGTTAAAAGCGTCAATGGGTACATTGAGGAATGCGCCGTCTTTGCTTTGGGCATAAGTGTAATTCTTGAACTCTTTGATGATGTTTTCACTTCTGCGGGTGATACATATTTCATACTCTAACATCTTGGTAAGTCCTTCCATAACCGATCCATGCCCTTTGGTTACTGCAGTGATGTTATATCCTGCATTCTTTATTTCCTTCACCAAGCGAGGGTCAGCACTTTCGGAAATGATTTTGTAGATACGATAGGGGCGAAGGGCTTCGATGATGTCGGTGGTAAGCATTTGCGTTTGGTAGCATATTTCATCAATATACACCTTGTTATCAAGGAAAGCGACTTCCACGATAGCGGTAGGGTCGTGAGTAAAACCAAAGTCAAGTCCTAAGTATCGTTTCTTTGCCCAAATAGGTATTTCCTCCACTATAGTAACCTTTTCAAAGATAAGTCCCTCAATCATTGCCTGCTGCCCTAATCCATAGACTTGCCACAAGGAGCGGTTTTTGTGCTGGAGACTCTCTATCTCGTCAATGACCGTCTGCTCCAAGAAAGGGTTATCCTTATAAGTGGATATAAAGTGATAGGTACGAGGGTCCTTGTTTAATTCGCACAACCAATGGTCATCGGAGAAAGAGGGATTGTAATCGACAATGGTAAATTGGGTAGTACGCATTTTTAGCTGTTGGAACTCTATAAACTTGAGTTCGTTGGCTTCATTCACATACAATACATCACGCTTGCGCCCTCTTAGCTTTTGCTCGCTATCAGTAGAAAAGAACTCTACCCATGAACCATTAGGAAAGGTGTATATCATTTCAGACTTATTGATACTGTCTTCATCGAATACATTTAGTTTGTATAATATCTCCTTAAAATCGACAAATACCGACCCCTTGAGGGCAGGTAGGGTAGCACGGACAATAGAAAGGCGTGTCTTAGGGTAAGTAAGACAATAAATAATGAGCCAAATAAGGATATTGAACGTTTTCGAGCTACGGCTGGAGCCTTGTGCTGATACGGTGGTATAGCCCTGCTTGATCGCCTTATCCACTTGGGTATATATGTTAGTGGTCTGTATTATCATCGTTATCTGTTCTTACTTGTTCCCGCTTGTCAATGACTTCAATGGTGATCCCTTGAGCGAGTGGGCTGCCAGCGGTGGTGATGTCCAGTTTGTCAATCACTCCATCTTCAACACGGAAAGTGGATAGTACTGTTTGCATGGCTGTCATACGAGTACGATAATCAACAGGCACTTCGCGGAATTGATTAGGTATTACAGTACCATCTTCATCAGTAAGAGGCTCACGAATAACACCCATAATAGCAATGACAGATACCAAGTTTGATACATCATTGAATGTGCGTGCTCGGTAGGCTTTTTGTACCATTTCCAATTCAGGATTTTTACGAATACGCCCATATACAGATGGATAGGTAACACCAAGTATTTCGGCAGCTTTGGTAGGTTGTCCATTAGCTTTGATAAGAGCCTGTTTAAGCTCCTCGTCAGTATATTTTTCATTATCTATCTTCTTACGTGGTTTCATATCAAAAGTTATTAAATGTTAATCTATCATGTTAAGGACGGTTTCGCCCTTTGCAAAACGTTCATCAGGGTCTATACCCATAATCTCACAGAATGCTGATTTAGCTTCGTATGAGGAAAAGGATAGTGTAATAAAAGCGTCTTCGTTCTTTTGTCGCTCTATAACTTTTTCCTTTACCTGCTGCTTCATCTGTTTGACTTGTTCCTTTTTCTCGTCGTAGGTAGGTTCTTCCTTTTGCGGTGTTATAAGGTCTTCATAAGTTTCTACTTGTGGAGCGTAGTCATTTATATCAACCACGAAATGAGAAAGCTCGTTAATATCGTAGTCACTTAATCCTAAATTGGTATAGTCTATATCGTTGATGTATTCAGCAACAAGGGAATAATCAGCACGGGTGTTGCCAAGTGCTTCGTATGTAAGTTGTTCTTTTTCTGTTTTTATATCAAATGCAACGGCTTCTACTTTTACTTGGTAATCAGTTTCAGGTGTACCGTCATATTTGTAGTATATATCCATGGCTTTGATACGGCGATGTCCGTCTATAAGGTTTCCTGTTACCTTATTCCACTTTATACCTCCGTTGAACCCTACCTTTTTGAGGTTAACAAGTTGGTTTTTGATTTCCTTGTCTGTATGTTTTTTAGGGTTATATGGGTTTAGGTTGATTTGCGAGCGGTTTATTGTTAGGGTCTCAGATTGTTTTAGTTGTTTCATAGTCGTACTCATATAATTTGCGTTCTACTAAGGGAAATTCAGCTATTACCTTTTTCAGATCATTAGGGAAATGGTTACGAAGGAATAGTAAATAGTTAAGGTCGTTTATATCTGTACCTGATGATTGGCTATTACCATACTTTTCGGGAGTGATGAGTTTTTCCGCTTTGATGTATTCTATTATGTTATTATTCTTGTAAGTGGAAAGCGGATATACTTTTTTGTTCTTTTCATTGATAGCCTGCTCCTGATAAGTACGAAGCATTACACGTCTATTCATACTATCAGATTGCTTAAAGCCGAAAAAAGCCCACTTTATAGCTGTTTTTTCTCGTATGTTATCCGTAAGGTCTGAAAGGTTGTAAAGGCGTTGTTTTTCGTTTTGAGCATGTCCCAAGTGTCCAGTTTTGATGTAAGAGAATACAGCAAAATGAGGTATTTGAATGATTTGTGCTTTTGGGTATTTCTTATTGATGTAGTGCATATAGCGTGCGATGTGGTCGAGGTCTTTCACTACATACATAAATACGCACACTACCTTTTCAAAGTGAGGATATAGCAAATTTAGCAAGGCAATACTATCCTTACCACTCATAGAGTGAAATAGTATCACCTTGCTGGTTTTTTGAGCAATTTGCTCGATGACTTGCTGGGCACGGTTAAGCATAAGCTAAAAAAGATTAGATTACTTAGCAAAAGAAGCACTTAACCTTTGGTTTGTTCTACCAAAAGACGAAAGTTTGCCGCTTTCATAATCTTTTTTAGTCTTGTAGACTGTTCTTTTACCATCTGCCCATCGTACTGCATAAGGTTCACTCATAATTGAAAGATATTAAAGTTAAACAATAAAAAAGGTCTGCAAGCTATTACACTTACAGACCTTTGTAGGTTCGTGATTTATTATTATATACCTTTGTGGCTGATGATTTTACCCATAACAAGCACAAAGAAAGCGGGTACTTCGTCTAATTCTTTGCCCTCAAACTGTTGCCACTCATTATCATAATCGTGAAAGTCAAAGCAACGATTAAGAAACTCAATATCATCTTTCACCATTGAGCAGGTATTAATACCGTCAAGCTCTACTACCAAGTTCCACGTTTTATTGTAGTTGGTGAAAAAGATGTGCCTAATATCGTCTCTATAGACTTTATCAAACTCTAATATACCGTTTTCGTCTATACCTTGAAAGTCTGGTTCTTTGAGTTTCTCTTGGTACTCTTTGTACTTTTCTTGGTCGATAAACATTGAAATATATTTA